AGTATTACGTGAAAGTTCACCAAACCATATTGGATCTTCTATTACCTCAAGTAAAGCAAAATCCTCTTCTGTTAAATTTTTTGTTAATGCCATAAATCTAATCTCCTATTTTAATATCATCAGACATAAATTTAGGAGTTACTTTTTTAACTACTTCCTCGGTTGGTATTATCTCTTCAGCATCATCGAATAAAACTACATCATCTTCTATATCAGCAGTTAATTCTTCTGGATCAAATCCTGCACTCTTTTCATCTGCTTGAATAATTTCCGCCGGATGTTTTCTACGCCAGTCAGCATCTTTGACATCAAAGAATATATCTTTTGCATTTCTTTGCATTGTTACATTCTTACCACACTGAGAACAAGCAAAACTTACAGTATAAGCGGTGTGATCATGGACTGGACTAAATCTACCCACCATTACTTTACATTTTTTACAATATACTTTTACCAAACGCTTGTCCAGAAAATTTTTAGCTTCTCTTTTTAGAAATAAGATATACTCAGCAGCGGTATCACTCTCTTCTGCCATACGTGTTTTTCTATCAATACCTAATGCTTTTTGAACATCAGTTATTGTTTTAATACCATCTCGCAAAAGGTCGGCTAACTTTTTAAGTTCGCCCGCATCTATACCATTATCATCGTTTACAATCTCTTCCATTCTATCTTGCAAATCTTCCATAAGCAATTCTTGCTTAATAGCAGTATGTAAAAGTGTTTTATCGTTTGCATCATTGAGAGCACCAACTTGATAGAATTTTGCATATTCTTCAAGACGTTCTTGAAAACGATGCTCGTGTGTCTTTTTCATATCATCCTCCAAATAAGAAATTGTTTAATTTCTTTAAATGGTTACAAAAAAAAGACTACCTCTTATTTGAGGTAGTCTTCTATATTCTACAACCTATGTCTATATTCCCATGCAGCTGGAAACAATTTACTCATTATATTATTAATAATTACAGCATAATCGCGTATTTCTTTTTGAGCATGTTCCTCATCTCGAAGTCGCACAAAATGAGCGATTGCCTGAAATGATGTAGTCCAGTACCATTCTGTCATAACATTCATACCGAGGATCGTTCTTGCTTGTTCTGGAGGTATTCCATCTAAAATCATATCCTTATATAATTCTTCTGTAGATTCGACATGCTTTTTATACGCATGCATCCATGCATCATTATTCTTATGCTTTACATCATCGGAACCTTGTTTTACACCATCTGCTTTTGTTCTAAAATAATCAGGAAGCCAAAATTCATTATAAATTTGATAACGTCCGCTTATCTCATTCCAAGCTGTATCATTAAACCCGCCATAAGATAAACCTTTATCAAAATCCCATTGAGTACCAACCTGATGCTTGTACCACTGGCGAGCAACAAATTCCGGTGCTTTTATATGAAACTGTACTTGAGCATGCCGAAATGGAGCACTGTGTTGTGGATCACTTAATGCAAGAAATGCAACAAGTTTGGCATCTTTCTCATTAAAAGTATTAGAACGTTTACCAAGACTAACACGAGCTGCATTAACATGAGTAAGATCTGCACCCATATAATCAACAAGCTCTACAAATCCATGACCAACTTTTTCCATATATCCTCTCATTTAATTCCCTCTCTATACATAAAAAGTCTTTCTGTTCTATCTATATGTTGATAATTTACATCGCGTAAACCAGTTTTAGTAGGTATCTCTAAAATACAATCAAAATCTTCTGGTGCAGTATACTCAGATACAATAACTGGACACTTAATACTTTGTTCTCTAATCCATTGCCAAAATACGGCGTGATCAAATTTTCCAGAAGAATATTTTGTTGTATTAGCATACGGAGGATCACAATAAATAACATTATTGTTATTAATCTCATTAGTTAAATCTAAATAAGAAATATTACGAAATTCACAGTTAGCAATATCCATAAGTGAAACACGCTTCATTAATCCAGAAGAACCTACTTTAGCAAAATTACGACTTCCTTTATGATCTCGTGCATATCCGCCAAACCATTTGCCGCCAAACGATGCTGCAAATCCTACAAAACCACGTAAAGCAGACACTTCAGCATTTCTTAAATCTTTGTATTCTTGTTCTGAAATATATTCAGGCGGAATCCATCCGTTTTGTAATGCTTTATACATCTCAATTAGGTCTGGATGTATATCTGCTCCTATTTTTTTACTGGCCTTTATCTCAGAAAATATATTCGCTGCACCTATCATAGGCTCTATATAAATAGTATTTTCATTTATGTAGTTCTGGATAATAGGAGCTATATATTTTCTAGTATGAAATTTTCCGCCAAGATAACGCATTTAATCCTCATCTCTATCAATTATCATAAACTTTGTATATCCTGTGCCAATCTGAGAATAGGTTGAACCTTCTGGAGCATCTTTGACAAAATCTCCTACATAGATAGTAATCTCCTCGTCATTCATATCCAAGGCAATTTTATTCTCCCCACATACAACTGTGATTTTCTTTGTTTTAATCATTAACAATCTCCTCCTTATCTCTTATTAGATGAGCATTATGAATACATAATTGTTCATTATCCACATACGTAAGTAAATGTTTTTGTAAATCAGCGCCACTTGCTGTTTGAACAATATCCGCAAATTTTAATGCATTATCATTGTTGTCAAAGAATTTAAGATAAAATCTTCTTATTTCATCATGATGTAGCATACCTATGTACTCTTTTATATCAACTCTACCAGATCGAAGTATGGCACTATCTAACTTATCTTCATAATTAGTAGTCATGAATAACATACGTCCTTCATGAGCTAGTACTCCATCCAGTATATTTAGCAAACAGGATAAGCTAACCTTTGTATTAGATGATTTTGCCACAAGTGTACCAGTAGTATTTTGCACGCTGCTATTTTCACGTTTTGATGTGCAGTCTACAGCATCTATATCCTCTATCAGGATAACTGCGTCCCTTGGAACATTACTAACAGCATAGAGTAATTTTTCATCATCATCCATAGACTGAAGATTTATAAAGTAAACACTACGTTTCAAATGAGCCGCTATAGCCATTATTAAGCTGGTTTTTCCAGTACCAGGCTCTCCTGTAAACAATACGTTGAGCTTATAAGGAATGCCACGTTGTTTATAAAGATCTTTACTGTTCATGAACTTGTCTATACTGCTAAGTATACCATTGAGTTGGTCTTTATTTATTATGACAGAATCTATTGAACGAGAATCTCTCGATCCGGCCATTTGCCACCAATAACTATAAGTGTATATCTTAGTTTTTTCTATGTCTGCTTTTACACCAACTACTGTTTTAATAAGATTGATTATATTAAGTGCCGATCTTCCTAAGAAAGTTATGGTAAATGTTTCTTTAATAGAGTTTGTGCTCTCTTTTTCCATAATTTCTCTTTTTACTAGAAACGGTATACCGTTGTGCCAGAATAAATGGCTACCTGGACCTATTGTCATAGACCATTCACCTGTATCTTTTTTCTCAAATAGCTGTAGCTCTCTTACATTTGTATCCTTTACTAGTGTAGACAGCCATTCAGAAAAATATATGAATGCGTCATCATCATTTCTTATGACTATTTTTGTAGTAAACATATGAATGATAAATTCTAATAATTTTTGAGGAAATTCCTTTAAGAAAAATGCTATAATTCCCGCAAATGCTGCACCAGCAGCCCCCATAAATATAGCGCTACTAAACATTGATTTCTCCTTTTATGTGGGGATTTCACAAGCCCCAGCCGCGCAAGCTAGTTCCTGTGTATGAGCAGTATAATCTTCAATTTCTACAACCTTACTCAGATCTACTTTCGTAAGTTCGGCGAATCGGCGATCATACTCTTCCTTTGTAATATCTTCAAATGGTGGTTGAATGTAACTGCCTACGTCATAGGGTATAACAGAAAGACCGTTATATGAGTAACGATTATTCCACATCCATTCACCAACACCTTCCCACTCATCTTCACGAATAGATACGGTAGCTGATACATTATTTTTATTGTCGCCTGTACGATGTCCAGCATGCACCCACTCTAGATTAAATTTCTTAACTCTTTCAAGAAGACTGAATGGAGACTCTGTACGAATTATTGATCCTTCATTAGCCCGCTGAGGAATTTCGATAATAGCTTGTTTCGTATTAGTTAAATCCTCAACTAATAACTCTGGATGATAGATCGACAGATACATATAAATACTTTCATTCTTACCAATTCTCTGGCGTCGAACGTAGTAATCATTGTGCCAAGCATGAATACCAGATGAAGTGCCTAGTACACATGAAGTTGTACCAGAAGGCTTTACAGTTGTTGTACGTGCTGCTTTATTTATACCAATAATCTCAGCATATTTCTCATTGGCAGCTTTTACAATATCTGATGCTTCTTTAAGATCTAACTTCGTAACAATATTAGAAGCAATGCCTGTCATACCAACACCAATAAGAGAATCTTTTTCAGTGTTTCGTTTCCATACATCACGTAGATAATGGAAATCAGTAAAACCTGCTTGAAGTGTGCCAAGAAAAGCTGCTACTGCTGCGCGTTCATTTAGATCATCCTGTGATTCAATCGTTGATGCATTGATCTCGGTAAGATTACAGAATGAAAATGGACGAAGAGCAATTTCTGCGCATGGATTAGTACCATAATCACTATTATTTGTAAAATAGATACCAGGTTCTCCGGCGTTGCTTGCTTTAACTTTCGACCATAGATTTAGAAAATCATCTTTTTCTACTCTATTACGAACAATGACAGCAGAGTTGTTAGCTCGTCCTCGTTGGGGATTTAGTTCCCACCAAGCACCAGACTTAGCAGTTAACATATCTTCGTCATCCATCGAGAATAGACTAATCATTGCAGCTCGACGAATACCGCCTGCAAGGACGGCATCTGCGATATGGCATAGAATATCATGACACTCAATAGGAGTAAGTTTATCACCATTATTTTTCCGTTCTAAAATTTGTTCAATTTCAAAAAGGCATCTCTTTAAAGGCTCTGGACCAGGAGCTTTACCGCCTGATGTAACAAGACGAGCACCCTTTGGTCGAATATCTCTAAAATCAAAATTAGGCTTTGCGTTTGTATGACCGAAATAAGCCTTCATCAACATCTTGATTGAGTCTGCCCCGACTCAGTAACCTTCTATATTTCTATAGAAGTCGGATCATATCTTATTATTAAAACTCCATATAAAATCTCTCGTACTTTTTTGTCTTCCATTTGCAACAGATGATATTTTTTTATAACTAATACCTGTAGCTTTTTCTGCTGCTCTTGCGCTAATATAACTATTTAAAAGATTTTTGTTTAAATCAAACTGATAAACAGGTTTAACAAATACATCTTTTGAATATGCTTTTGGTATTTCTTTAGAATAGCTCCAAATAAAACCACCGGCAGACTTACGATTACCTCTACATACAAGAGTTATATTACAATCTTTAATACCCGTCGCTATAAATGCTTGGTTTGCGTTTACAAATGTACGAACAAAAATACCATCAATAGTAAATTGGTGAACTACTTTTCCTGTAAATATTGTACCTAAACAATGATCATCGCCGTTCTTTAACTCAAACCTACGACCTAATTTCTTTATAAGCATTTTTTCTGTAGATATTGCTTCGTCAAGTGTACAATAAAGTTCATAGACTATTTTCATAATTGGTCGTATATTTTGCCGTAATAGCGAGATAATCCAACGCTCTCGTTTATTACGATTATTCCTTTTAGCGTCATAGATATGATTACGGTATCTATTTTCAGGATCAACTGTTCTACCAACATACTTAATTTTATTATCACGAGGATCTATTAATACATAGAATTTAAATAATGTTGCCATTTCCACAGAATCCTGTGTACTCCCTTGCGGGATGATCTCTGAACCTTCTCCAATCATTGTAATATTTCCTTTCATAATGATTATGGAGCTTGGCTGCTGATTGTCCAATTCTATAAGTTTTTCAAACGTTCACGTCTTCCCTAAACGGGATGCGTTGTAGTATTATAGACTCTAAGGAGGTTCCAGCAATTAAGCAACTTTTAGAAGAGCAGGCAAATTTTACCCTTCAATGGAATCACCGATAAGATATCTACGAGCCTTTGTAGGCTTTGTAATATCAGGCAACTGTGCTACATGATGAAACTGTACGCTATAACCTACACCCGTACCGCCAAGAAGTAAGAACATTGCTTCACTGAATGCAGCATAATGATCAATAGGCATATACGCACAATTAAAAATACGTGTATTATTCAATTCAATAGGACGGCCAGCGAACTGCATAGCACGCATAGATGGAAGCAGTTTATGATCACGAACGTAAACCATAGCTGATCGGATATCCATTTCAAGTTGTGGATACTTGTCAACCATCATACTTTCGTAACGATCACAAATCTCATTCCATGATTCTCTACGCTGAAGTTCAGGAATATACTTAGCATACTTTGAAAACACTGTTATATCAGAAAGAATTTGCTTATCGACACTCAACATATTTTCTATACTCCCTATACTAACGAATTGTAAAATTTGTCATCGTTTGTCTCTTATAAACGATGGATAAGGTTATTCGTTATCCATTAAAAGGTACTGTATATTTTTCTTCCGTCGGTATACCACCCCATTTTGAAATATAATAGTCTTTATTCTTATTAAAGCGTCTGTGATGATCCTCCATTTCTGCCGGACTGTATGCCTTCAACGATGCGCTTCCACCGTGAAGATGATCAAATGTACACTGATATAATACAACAGGTTCGACTCCTATTAATTTCAATCGGTAGGCATAATCATTATCATCAAAATAGATAGGAGCAAAATTCATATCAAAATAACCAACTTCAAGGAAAGCCTTACGTTTTAATATAAACCAAGAAAATGCATCTTTGTATCCAAAATACAGAAGATTATCATTCCCTTCTATCGCATTAATAGCGTTCTGAATGCAGCCATCGTGAACGATTATATCATCATTTGAAAAGATATAGTCTCCATTAAAATGATAAAATATATAATTCCACGCGCCGCATAAACCATTAATAGCAGAATCTCTTACTAGAATAATGTCTAAATCCTTTAGAATATCTGCGGCATATCCTTCCTTACTGTTATCAATAATAATTATTCCTTCTAACAAATTTCTGTCTTTATATACCGCAGATACGCAATCAAATAATAAATCTGGTCTATTGTACGTTGCTATACAATAATACAGCTTATTGTTCTGATGGCTGTGGTCGGTTTCTGTTAATAAATGCTTCATACCTCTCCCATGTACCAAGATCATAATATTCGTCTATCTGAAATCTTTGGTGCCCATAAATATCCATAGCTGATTGAAATGCTTGATCATATGTCCAATCCCTCATCTCTGGATGTGTTTTCCAATAATTAGAAATCATAGGTGTCCAATAAACGGTGCCCCAAGAATAACCGACAACATCTTTTAGTGCTGGATCTTTTGTTCTGATTACTCCTGTAGAAGAATCAAATGAACTGTACTGAGACATGTCATTTGTTTCAAATTGTCCAAAAGTAATCGGCGCAGTTGCCATATGACCCCACGGATAAAAATCATCCGGCATTTTCATATAAACATCAGGTAGAATTAACACGGTATCATCTGTAATACAGAGAGTATCATAAATAGCATACCACAAATTATCCCAATCGCTTGATACTTTATAAGTCACTTTTAAATCTGGAAAATAGCGCTTTATGAATCCAGCGTGAGTTGTAATTTTTTCCATATTACTCAGAAGTACAATCTCACTAGCTTGAAACACATTAATCGCTTGATCAATAGCACGCTTTAGAAGAAAATCACCCTCTTCAATAGGAAGAAGTTCTTTGTAAATACCACCAAAACGTTCGGCCAAACCACCAGCAGGAATAAGAGCTTGCATAATAATTTACCTTTCTTTAAACGCACCCAAAGTAGCATATTCCTGAACATCTACTGTCTTAATCACAGGGTCTTGATTATAATCTTTATCCCATAAAAACCAAGCAGTTACCTGACCGCCAACATAAAACATTCCATCATCTCTGTACAAAGTTCGATAATCTATTTGACGATCAAACACATAAATAGTTTTTAGGTTAGTCCATATATTTGATATATTGCGGCTATGTGTACCAAGATAACTGGTTCTACCAATCATCATTACTTTATCAGCATGTGACTTAGCTTTAAAAACGAAGTTATCCCACAACCTGAATGGAGGATTTGTTATAACATAGGATATATCAAAATCGTTTGTTAAGTAATCAACTCCGCCTTTGTAAAGATCGTTATCAACAACTGTATAGCCTATTGATTCTAGAGCAGATGATATACTTCTTTCACCACAGCATGGCTCCAATATTGGTTTACTAATATCAAATTCTTTATATATTTCTTCTTTTAATAACCATATCAAACTTTTCGGAGTTGGATAAAAATCATTAACAGACCTTTCATCCAATTTATTTGCGGCGGGTACTTCCATTACTTCCAATCTTTCACTTTCTGATAAAGAACATCCTGACCAAATGCAAATGTAGGATTCGTTCTAATGCCTTTGTCTAGAGCTACAAAGAAATCACTTAATGTCTTTTCAGCATTTGTGTTGCTACCTAGTTTAGACTCTACACTAACAGCCTTGTTGTAAGCCTCTGTGGCCTTGTTAGAGGCGTTCTGAGCCATTGTTCTAGCTGTTTGGTCTACTAATACAGGTGAGGCCGTAGAACCGTTTATAGTGACTCCTGCAACCTCGTCTACTTCATAAAGAAATGCTTTTGGACTTCTTTCGTTACGTTTAGTCCAACCTACGTAATAGGCTTTTGATGTAGGAAAGCTAAGAGAACCACGAGCATTGATCAGTGCCTGTCCATTACTATCTCTTAACTCAAGTACACCAAATTCACCACGAGCACCGATAAAAATTGCCTGGATCTGCTCACTACCCTTCTGACAAGTACAAGCCCATACAATTTTACCGCTTGCATCTACTCCGCCGGTAATATCAGCACCGGCATAAACAGTATAACCGTTTGGGGCTATCAATTCTGATACTAATTTCATATAAATAATCCTTTACAATTTAAATTTAACCGTTCTTTTGCTATATTAAAATAGTTTTCATCTTTCTCTATTCCTATAAAATTACGATTAGTATTTACGCATGCAACTCCTGTACTACCAGAACCCATAGTAAAATCAAGTACAGTATCTCCCTCGTTTGTATATGTTTTTATGAGATATTCCAATAAATCTACGGGTTTTTGTGTATCATGTAGTAAATTCTTGTTTGGGTTTGAAAAATCTAAAACCTGTCTTGGATAGTTTGACGTGCTTATAGATCTTTCCAAGTTATGATTGGTTCTGGTTGGATTTGTTAAATTATTAGTTTTGTAAACTCTTGGTCTTTTCCACTTAATATCTACGTCTCTTGTATTTTGTGGGTTATATAACATATTTGATTTAGATAAATTGGCGGTTGTCCCACTACTAAAAACACTTATTGTTTCTATATCTTTAAGTGGTTTAAGTTTAGCGTTGACAAAACCAGACGGGCGGGTTTTTCTCCAATACCAATCATATTTAAATTCAGAAATATTTGAAATACGGAGTAAAGAACTAAATGGTTCACTACCAAAAATAACAACAGCTCTGTTTGGTTTTATAAGCCGTTTAATATTAAACCACATTAAATCAAAAGGTATGATTGTATCCCATTTACATGCTGTAGTGCCATAAGGCGGGTCTACTAATATTAAATCAATAGACCTGCTGTCTAATGTAGGCATTATCTCTAAACAATCACCATAGCATAATTTATAAACATTTTCCACAAAATTTCCCTTACAAATTATATTTCTTCATAATACGATAAACCGTATCTTTTTTAAGATCAAATCCTATGTCATTAAGTTCTTTAAGTATCTTTAATGCAGATACCTTTTTTCCAAGTCTTTGTTGTATCTTAATAATATTCTCAGCAACGACCGGATAATCTACAAACGGCTTTAGTTTAGCAGGATCTACATCTCCAGTTAATATTCTAATTTCTAAACTATTTTGATATTTCGTCGATCTATGTTGACCTATCCAATATTTAGCCCATTCTTGGTGCCTCCAATCTTCTCCACAAAGTTCGGTAAAATAATTATTCAGATCATCAAAATTAGTAAAGAACTCATATTTATAACCAGGATAATCTCTAGTTATCGTTACTTCTTTAACTAAAGGCGGCCAAAACTTACTTGAAAGTCCATCTTCTAACATTCCCATATTTTACACCTTTGTCTATTATAAATGACAAACATGCGAATACTTTAGTCTTTAATTTCGCATGTTTGTCATTTAGTATGAAGCCTAACTCTTAATGAGAATTATATCATATATTGAATATTTGTCAAGAGTTTATAATTTGGTTGCGAAACCTTAACCAAATTGCCTATTGACAAATACTCAGGTGTATATATAATATAATTGTGCCACCGTAGGCCACACAAAAATAAATGTGCATTAGCACAAAACAAATAGCTGTTCTATTCCAGCTATGAATTAGATCGACAGACAGAAGAAGATGAGATAGCTGTCCACACCTAATAATTATTAGGTCTTCTCGGATGAGAAGATATAAAAAGATGTTTCTTCAGAGAATAGAAAAATCGTTTACTTTTATTTAGTTAAAGAGGAATCATGAACATTTGTCTTGGTTGTGGTTATGAATTTGATGGTTACGCGGAGGAAGATTATTGTATTAATTGCTCTAAGTATATCGAAATTGATAAAATAGAGTCAAGAAGTAGAAAAGTCGAAGCTAAAGTTAAAAAAATGAAAAGGGATAAGCCGGTAAATAAAAAATTCAAAAACTATGATAGAACGAGTACAAAATACGACGAAATATATTAAAGAACTTGACACCAAGTTTGATATAGAGTATAATTATATTATTACTGATATCAAAGATGATATTAAAATCATAGAAAGAACTCAACTTCTTGAAACACGTTATCAATATATTATATTGACAAAAATTGACGATAACGTTAAACATATATCGTTTAATGATTTTATGGGATTACTTTTCTTTAGTTTAACTTTTGATAAAAAGATAAAAGGAGATCCATTAGAAAAATGGATTGATGAAAGGAATGGTTTGTGATTCAATATAAAAGAGTAAAAGAAAACGGAATTATTTATCAAGCAGAGAATGGTAACGCCGGTTATGATTTAATATCAACTCATGATATTTTTATTCCAAGAGGTTCAACCGGAGTTATCGAAACAGGTGTTGCTGTAGAAATTCCTAATGGTTTTGTCGGTATTATTTATGGAAGAAGCGGATTAGCGTTTAAACACGGTATTCGACCATTCTATAATGGAGTAATTGATTCGAGCTATAGGGGTGAATTAAAAGTCAAACTAGAATCAGCCGAAAAAGATTATTATGTTATGGCCGGTGATAAGATTGCACAACTTGTTATTTTACCTTATCATAATGGTTTACTTATCGAAGTAGATGATCTTACCGATACTACAAGAGGGGAGAATGGCTTTGGAAGCTCTGGAAAATAAACTATGGATTGGTATCAGCGGAGAGATTGGTAGCGGCAAATCGACACTTGCAAGAGCTATGAAGAATGAGTTTGAACGCGCTGGTTTCAAGGTTCAGATGGTTTCCTTTGCACAACCTATTCGAGATATAATTTCAGAATTAGAACCTAAATATAAAAAAATAGATAAAGATATGAGACAGCTCGGAGATTGGTATGATTTTGATTCTTATATTGATTATATGTATTCTTTAGAATATTATATAAAAGATAAACTCGGATATGAACTTAACTCTAAAAATAATTCAAAACTAATGGTAGGTATAGATAAAGGATTTAAAGATTATCCATCTGTTGATGGTGAAAAGAATCGTAAACTATTACAGTATATCGGAACAGAAGTAGGACGAGCAGTAGATCCTGATATTTGGATTAAACAGGCGTACGAACATCAAATTAAAAATTCAGATGCTCAAATATTTATTACTGATGATCTTCGTTTTCTTAACGAAAGGGATGTGGTTACATATGGTATACATATTGGAACTCATACAAAAAGGGCAAAGGCTGCTTTCATGGCTAATCGACAGCAATTTAGTAACGCCTATACTAATGATAACCATGCATCTGAAGCCTTTTTGAAAGAATTAGAATCACGAGCTAATATTATCGTTGATTGTGGATTTAGCCGACAGGATGTAAATGATTTAGTGGATTCACTGATCTATATGTATAAAGGAGTTAACTAATGAATAAAAATCAAGAATTAGTTATTACGGTGATCGAAATGCTTAGATCAGATATGGGTATTAAAAGAGACGAAGTTATCGGTTACGTTTGCCAAGTATATAGTCCATCATTTGGTATTAGCTATGATGTTACTATAACATCTGTGCCAAAAAATCTCAATACTGAAGAAATTAAAGAGTATATTGGTAAAGCAATAGTACAGAATTGGAAAGAAACTTACGATAACAAAATTCTACTTAATGATTCTTGGAAGGTTATGGTAAATTAAAATGGCAAAAGAGAAACTTCAAATAACCGTATCCGCTATTGATACATCAAGTGGCGATGGTTCTACAATTAATTATACATGTAGTATTGTATCCGATAGCGGGAAAACTGATACAATTACTATTACTCTAGCTGCTTCTTTAAAAGATCAACAGGCCAAAAAAGCTATTGATAATTACATTAAAGTATATTGGGATAAAACTTATACTGTAGGTATTCAGCCAGGAGAAACATGGAATCTATCGCTCTAACATATAATGAATTTGTAAAACATCGTTATGTAGTCTATCAGTTGGTCGATGATAAACGTCGATCAAGAGAACAACAACTGGATGATGTAAAACAATCTTTTATAAAGAGATTTTCAGTAGAACCAGAGATAGTATTGGTAGGCGAAATTAAACACAATGGTTCGGTACTTATACCAAAAAATTATATTTACATCCAATTAGATAGGTGAGTATATGACAGAAACTTATTCAATACCACTATCTGTAACAAAGGCCGCAAAACGCGGTCTTTTTTTATCGGAAAAATTTGGTCTTTCCACTAGCTCTATAAATAGAGCACAAAACCTAGGCAATCAGGATTCAGAGATTGATTTCCATACAATTGCTCGAATGGTATCTTATTTTAATAAGACCGAACAAATCCGTAAAACTGATAGTTTTGGTAATGCTAAAAATCCAACTAAATTATATGCAGAGTGGCTAACATGGGGTGGAGAGTCCGGTAAAGCATGGTCAAATAAAATATGGAATACTGTAAAACATGCACAAGAAAAACTAGATGATCCTCGTCCTAATAATAATATTATTACTCTTTCAGGTACTGCATTTGCAAGTGCAGATGTAAATAATCCTACTCAAAAATATATTAAATTTGTTTTTACTGATTATCTTCCAAATGTTAATCGGCAAGGTGTTCCTGTAGAAGAAGCGGAAAATATTATAAAAACCGGATTATATATGCCGGTAAAAGTAAATTTTAATAATGGTCCTAAAGGACATCCCAGAGCAATACCTATTGGTCCGATTACCTCCATGCGTCAAGAAGATGATAAAATCATCGGTGAAGCAGTTATCTGGTCTGTTGAGTTTCCAGATGTAGCAGATTACCTTGATATAGCGAGCGCCAGTGAGGGTGGTGTTCAATTTTCTTGGGAACTTGCTCATAGTGAATCAACGGCGGATGAAAATGGAGTTACTTGGTTACGAAATATAGTTGTTGTCGGCATAACTATGGTTGACAACCCAGCGTATAAAGGTAGAACGCCTCTTATCGCTGTAGCAGAGGAGTTAACATCAATGGATTTAGAGCAAGCACTGGCAGATCTGGCTAATGCTAATGATCGTGTAAGTGAGCTAGAAACACAGCTTGGTGAGATTAGTGTTCTTGGCGATAAAATTACTCAATTAGAGACAGAACTTACTGAGCTTAGAAATTTTAAAACTATGGTAGAAACAGAAGCAGAGAAAGCAAATGTTCTAGCTGATCGCAGAACGAAACTTTCTGAAGCTGGTGTTGTATTTAGTGATGAAGAATTCGATGAGAGATCATCTATCATTTTTGATATGCCAGAGACCGCTTTTGATTTTTATGTTAAAGATCTAGCTCGTGTAGTTAAAAATACAAAGAAAATGGCATCAGCATCTAACGATTCTGTAGATATTACTATTCCAGATCCGACTGTAAATGGATCTAATGAAAATGGGACCGATTTTAAAGAACTTGGCAAAGCACTTCGTAATCGAAGTTTAAGATTAAATGCTAAGAATAATGCTAAGTAAGAGGAGCTAAGTTTATGGCGCATGTATCAATTGGTAGCAAACTTGTTCTTGGTGCAGTTGCTACTCAGAATATTCCAGAAGGTCGCTTTGTTGTATTAGGTGCTTCTGGTGTTCACCGAGATCTACCTGGAGCTGCAATTGCTTCTACTGGTACAACTAAAAATGTATTTGTAGCTTTTGCTTCAGTAGATCGCCTTCCACGCCCAACACCTGTAGGTATGTTTATGTATGACGATACTACAATGGCTGCTGATATTGATCCTAGAAATGCTACCGAGAAGTTCTATACACATAACTACGAGAATGCTATGTTTATTGGGCCATCAGCAATGCCTCAGCCAACACTTCTAAGTGGCTGGAAGATCACTGCTCATCGCGGCGGAGCTTATCAGCTTTATAGTGGTGGTTATGTAGATTCTGCAAATATTAAAATTGTTGGCAGCCAGATTAAAGTAGGTGCTAGCGGTATGGCAGAGTATACATCAAGCACTGATGGTGTAGGTTTTGTTCGAGAATATCGTGATGGAGTTCTTACAATCGTACTAAACGATAACTAGTTTAAGATGGGAATAGATAAAAATATGGATAGAAAAGAAATTCAGGTAGCTCTTGCAGAGGTACTACCTACAATTAAAGATGCTGTAGGTGGAAAGAAAACAGCATTTGCTCAGGTTATTACCGAATCTATTGAGCCAAATCGTCTTACGATGGATGCTCTACAGATGTTTGGTATGCCCGTTCGCCAGCTAAATGTTGGTGATCGTCTAGAGAAGAAAGTGCGTAGAATCGGTTTTCCAGTACGAACCATGGTTCCTGGTTCTACTCACCTGTCTGATCCTATTTATCCCCCACGGGATATCATGACCTACAATCTGGATACAATCATCGCTAAGATGCGCCAGAGTGTATGGGAACTTCAGAATGGTGAACTTGGTACCGTAGAAACTTTTAGAAATGAAATGGCATCAGCTCTTGTTGATGAGATTATTTCACGCACATTTAATTTAGTAGCTTCGGTTTGGAATGGTACTACATCAAAGACTAACTATGTAGATGCAACTTCTACTGGTTTGACTACTACCATTGCCGATAATATGATTGAAACTGTGTCATATCGCGCAGGGAGTGTACGAACTATTATTGGTTCACGTTCAGCTCTTCTGCCACTTTACAAGGCTAATGCCATTGTTGAAGTAACTGATTCTAATGGTGATCCTGTTGTAATCGGTGTACAGTCGATGCTTGAGGAATGGCGTCGAACTGGCAAACTAGGTCTATATCGTGGTATTCCTATTGTAGAGCTTCCACAAATTTACAAGCGAACCGCTGATGGTTTTGATACTCCTCTTCTGCCCATGGATAAGGTTGTTTTCCTTGGTGATAGAACTGGTGATATTATTCTGTACGGCGGAACCGAAACTCAGGAAAATACTGATTATAATACTGAGCCAGCAGAATACTCACTTGCTATGTGGAGATCATATGGTTTGATGGTAGATTACCCAGAAAATATCGGTGTAGTTAAGGTAAATGATCCTTCTTACAGTTACATCGTTCCGTAAATTTAATATAAAAGGATTGTAGCCCAGATTAATTTCTGGGCTACAAACTTAAAAAAGGAGAAATTTACAATGTCAATAAATAACGTTTATTTGTTTTATTCCGATAACATTCATAAAATGTATCGAAAGACTACAGAACATGCAATAAGTGGTTGGAGAATTGATCCTACTAATAAGAAGGAAGTAGAATTCTATCTTGTAAATCCAAAAGATACATTTAGCTACGACGATGATGTTTTAGAAATTTATAGCGATAAAGAAGATAAGTTTCTGATTCAGCGAAATAGATATCTATTTGAACAGGGTATGTTAGTAGAATTCAGAGGTAATTCTATGGAAGTAGATATGTCAAATGTACTTACAGACGAAGATGTAGAATCAATAGCAACCATTAAAACATCCGGTGATATGTACACTCGTTTACAAGAACTTAACAGCAAAATTGCAGTTGAAAGAGTTTTTAAAACTGCTCAATACATAGGAAGACCCGCCGCTATACTTAAAGTCATTAAGCAGCGGTTAGAGGAACTTACTAAATGAAAGAATTAACACAAATAGATCAAACAGATCATACTATAGCTATAAATGTTGAAAATATTGCAGGTTCTGAATTATCATCCGGTACAGTAACATTAATAGGACCATATCATACAAAATATGAATTTAATGGAATTATTAAATCAGGTATCTTATCAGTAAATGTACCAAATGTACCTTCTGGTAAATATATTTTGTTAAGTCAAGTTTATGAAGATTCAGAATCAAATTTGATTACATTTTTAGCTCCACAGTACGTTACAATTAAGGAATAAAAATGTTAACAGTTTTCCAAGGAGAAACAGGCGGAAATATACAATTCCCATTTAACAATGATTTAGCTGTATCAGGATATATTATTGTTGTTGGTCGAAATGTACAATATCGTTTTGATGGTACTTTGTTATCTGGTTATTTAAATGTCTCCAATTCTGGAATTTGTACGTTACCTAACGGTAATTATACTATATTGCCGCAATTAATAGATTTTAATAATCTAGTATATTTCCTTGAGCCTAATGATCTTGAAGTAATTGAGGTACCAAATTTTTTTGATAACGCCGTATTAGTACCTGGGGATTCTGTTCTAGTACGGCTGACAGCTCTTGAAAATGCTTCAACATCCTATAGTACATATATAGTTGGGGATGTAGGTGTACAACATGGTAAAATTTTAGCATTACAGAATGGTAAAGTTGTACATGCAGATTGTTTTAACATAGCTCACGCCAATAAAATAATTGGAATTAGTATAGAATCTGCAAGCACTGGTGATCCCATTAGAGTCCAACAAGCTGGTTTATTTACTAGGTTATATCCATTTAATACTGTAGAAGGGGATGTATTTTTAGGGACAAATGGAGAACCAAGTTCTACACTTCTTCCAAATAGTGCTTTTCGATGTGTTGTCGGTAATTGCATTAATGCCAGCACTATTTATATAGCTATAGATAGAACAATTATTACATTGGAGAATTAAATGGCCGATAAATATCTTAAATTAAACACATCAACTGGTGATATTGAGCAGCAATCAGCACTTGATACATCATCAGGTGCAGGCAGCGCTGGCAAAATTATTGCTGCAAATAGTTCTGGTTCATTAGATGTATCTTTCCTACCGGCAGGAGTTGGTTTGCAGACTATTACAGCTACCGCATCTGAATCATTATCAGCAGGGGATAGTGTTAATATATTTCTGAACGCATCTACCAAAAGTGTTAGAAAGGCAAATGCGACAGATGCAACAAAACCTTCTATGGGATTTGTTTTACAATCGTACACAAGCAGTGCAACAGCTACTATTTATCTTAGTGGTAAAAATGCTAGTGTACCAATTGGTAGCTTTACAACTGCTGATTTAGGTAAGAAAGTATTCCTGAGTACAACCGCAGGTGGATACACAGTAACACCACCTTCGACAACTGGTAATTTAGTACAGCATTTAGGTTACGTAGTTGATGTAGGATCTACTGTAACAGTAGATTATGATGAAGGTCTTCAAATTATAGTTTAGGAGATCTTATGCAAAAAGTTGTTATTTACGCAAATGGCGGCTTTAATCAAAGTACAAATACATTTATAGAATATCCTGATACAGTTATTATTCCAAGGACTTTAACAAGCGGTTGTGTTTTATATGCTGTTTCATCAGATGAGGTTGGAAGTAGTTCTAATTTCCAATATGATGCGGCTACAAACAGACTAACAATTCGTAATATTTATATACCAGGCAGTATTCTCAGTATATCGAGTATCGCTGCTAATGCTACATCATCTGTGGATATAGGTGATAGAGCGACGGGTAATAGATATAGTTATATAGATTTCCATTCAGATGATACATATACTGATTATTCGTTCCGTATAATTAGAGGTAATACTGGTGCTAATGCTACCACTACTTTTATAAGTAGAGGTACTGGCGGTGTTATATTTCAAAATACAGAAGGTGCTTCGTACACATGGTCATCTTCTGGAAACGATAATATGATTTTGAATAACGCCGGTAATTTATCTCTTGGTACTACTGCTAGTTCTAATAGTAGACTTAATATTAAAGGCTCTACTAGTGATAATACAGCATATCTTTTGAATCTATATAAATCGACAAACGCTTTAGTTATTCAGGTTAGAAATGATGGGTATGCAGGTACATCTCAGACTTGGCAAACTATTAGTGATAGTCGTTTAAAAACGAATGTAATAGCTGAACCATATGGCATCGACGAGATAATGCAGATGAATCCAGTAAAATATGATTTCATCAACGGTGCTGTAAATCAACATGGCTTTATTGCTCAAGAAATGCTCAATATTGTACCAGAAATTGTTGGTACTTGGTATAACTATGACGAAGAAGGTAATTTAGAAGAATGGTATAGTATGTCTTACGAGCAATTACATGCCATTATAATAGCCGCAATAAAAGATGTATATTCTAGAGCTTTAGTTACATTTAATGATATTGAATCTAGATTATCTGCTTTAGAAGGGAATGCAAATGTTTAAAGGAATATTAATAACGGAAGACGGCGCGCAACTCGTCGGAGACATTAATGACAATTTAGATTTATTTATCTCAATAACAGAAGGTTTATCATCTGAACTTAAAACTATTAGAAAGAAAAATATGGACGTGAAA